ATCTCTTGCTGAGTCATTCTTCTATATCAAAACTCCATTGTATAGACTTAATATAGTCAAAAGTACATGAAATGTCTTTGTCGCAGTCAATTTCATACTTACGATCACATAAAAATGTCCTCAATTTAGTGATTGAGTCAAATTTACCTTGCTGTTCTTGCTTTTCGTCGTAAAGAATGTACTTCATACTCTCTAGCTAGTTGATCTCCCACTAATTATAACACATATTATCAGCGAGTCAACACAAATTCACAAATTCTAAAGGTTCTCTTAAGGATTTTTCCATATGAGCATCGTTCCAATGACGTATATTTCCTGCTACGATAAAACAATTAGTGACAATAAGCTGTATAAAGATAAAAGTACGTATTCCCGCAATGATATCTGCCTCTCGATCAGTCCTTCCAGACTTCTCTCCGAGTGCTTTTGCCCAAATTCGCCACATACTGTTAGTCTTTTTCTTCATCTGGAGATGGTTTGAAGACTAAAAGTTCAGTTCCGTCCTTCACATCATCCATTTCTGGATGTATATTATAGAACTTTTTCGTTGGTTTGTCAAATTCTCTTAAAGTTGACCTCATCATCATGTAACCATACACCAAAGTCATGCCAAATACCATGCAAAAACCCATAAGGTATATGAAAACTGAAATGTCATTCATCTTTTTTATACACTGATTTACCGTTTCTGTCTAATGGTGGGTAGTCGACATCACCACTTCCTGTATAGTATTTAAGATAATCTATCTCTAATTGTCTACAGAGTTCTTCAAACTCTTCATCAGTCAGCAGATCTAAATTCACGTTTCTCGTAATCGTAGTTGGGATGGGGTTGAGCAGATATGACAGGATCTTTAGTCTTATTTTTGATAACGATAAATTTATCAGCAGCAAAGGTACCCGCTAATTGTACGACAATTTCATCTCCATCTTTCCAGTTGATACTACCATCCTTTTTAGTATGGTTCATAGCTTCCTGTATCTGGTCAATTATTTCCTTCGTTAATTTCATATTCAATTTCAATGACTTTAGATGATCTTCCAGAGTAATCTGCTCTGGTCATTTGTTTCATATTACCTCTGAGTTGTTGGGTAATACCTTTTAGTTCCTCAAGTAGTTCTGCTTCGAGGTCTTCAGCAATATCTCTATGCCTATCTACTCTCATTTCTTCTTATTCTCCTCTATAGAGTATATAACGAAGACTCCGAGTACTACCCAGAACAGTATTTCTAGTCCGTAGTTAGTCATCGTGATCATCCCACTGGTCTGTTAGACCCTCATTGTTGAAGAATGCTCTGTATACTCCATATCCTGAGAGGAATACCAAGATAACAAGCAAAGAAATACCAAACGTGACGTTGGGGTCAGCGTTATAGTGAGGAATGATAGCGTTACACTTCGTCCAAGTACCTGGCAGTGTATACACAGGGGGGCAGGATGCTAGCAGATCTCTGATAGCGTACATTTCAGATCCAATCATTGATGATAAGAAGGTTTGTAAGATGATTCGGGAAGTTCTACTTTGAGTTTCTCGCAGTAGCGTTTGATTTCTGCCTCTGCCTGTTCGTACAGGGGCGACAAATCTAAGTCCTCTCTGAGACCATGTGCGATCTGGTCGACCTGTTCTACAGTTAAGCAGTGATCAGGATGTAGTACATCACATACAGGTATCATATTTTCTACGAGCTCGTTTAAGTTAATTCGTATCTCATAGTCTTTGTAAACTGCCATGGGGGGTTTTACCTCAGAAAAAATTTTTAAATATTTTTAAAACGCACGTACCCACTTTTGTAGGTTAGAGCGATGGGACTCTTTTATTATAGGCGGGGCGGGGGCGAACCCCCGACGACTGCCAACTGCGATCCCTAATGGAATAGGGGTCGCATGTAGTCTTTGAACTTCTCACGCATGTCATCAGCAAGAACCCATAATTGCTCTTCTGTTAGTGCGTTCTTGGCATCTGCTAACTGTATAGTTAGTTCGTCATAGCATGCCTGAGAGATGCCCTTATTAGTTAGGTCATACTTATGTAGTTCAACATGATTAAAGAACATGATTAGAAACCTCCGTTAAGTCCGTCGTTTAGTCTCTCAAGATAATCTTGATATGTATCATATGGGTTACGCTTAACCCACTGGTCGAACCAGTAGCAGTTGCTACCATCTTCTAGTATAGGGTCAGCGGTTAACTCACCGCCCACCTTACGTGTGAGTGTGGTTGTACACTCACTCTGTGTATATCCTTTCTGATCTAACTGTGGATAAAACTCTTTGAAATCTGAATTGTTCATAATGATTAATTAACTGTGTATAACCCTATTATAGTACGTACTGTATATAAACGGGGGGGTTATCTGCGGATCGTAACAATTCGTTACTTAGACTCGATAGGATCATAGTCCCACGGAGCGGGTTCGCAAATCTTCTCAATTAAAGAATCGAAATCGTTTTGTGATTCGTCATCTATCCACCCGTTCTCTATAAAAAACCTTGCCATAGTGACGAGGGCAGACTCTTCGCCCTCTGTCATTGTTAGCGTTCTTTCCCAGTTAACCATTTACCAATCCCCCTTAGCGTCAGAATAAACATCTTCGTTCCAGTGTTCATTCTCTTTAAGAATGCCTAGGTTACGAGCGATTGCGTCATAGTATGCCATAGCACTGCGGGACATTCTACCGCATGAATAGTCCCAACCTAACTCAGTGAAATCCTCATAGAGTTTATCAACGTTGACTCTTGACATTAGTTAACCTCCATCCATTTAATGTCTGCCTTGGTGCCGACCTTGAAAATACAAATCTTTTCCATGTACTCTGTCGCCATGTCTAATGCTGTGTCCTCTGCCTGATGAAAATCATTTCTGAACTCAGCACCGATTAAAACTTGGTTTCCCCAGTGTGAAGGTTGGATTGCCCATGTAGTCATAGAAGTTAACTCCTTTGTTTGTATAATACTATTATGCCATAATTTCTTTGAAAAAATGGCATTGATTGTGACACAAATAATATTGTCACACCAGACCGCGAGGGTCTGGGCGGCTCGTTTGGCGGTCATGTCACAGACCTCCTAAACTCTAGACATATTTCCTTGAAGTAATCCATGTCCTCTGCTGACACATAGTCTGCCCCATCCTCTCCGAAATAAGAGAATGTTTCATTCACTCTCTTAATGAATGTGAGCAATGCGATTTCGTTTGGTGTATAACTCATGATTAGTGCCTGTCTGAGATGTACCATACCCCATAGTTGTTAATTCTTTGGGGTTCAAAGTTTCGCTTTGCCATACTCTTAAGAGTGGCAATAACTGCGGGGTCGTTCATTGCTGTTTCATTAGCAAGTACGCGACCATCGAAGTAAGGTCTTAGTTGAGAGTCAAACATAGTTTTCTTGTTTGTTACTCTTCTATTATAAAGGGGACTACACATAATGGGGACAAAAAAGGACAGAAATAAAAGTGGCACAATGGAAGCTTAAAATTCCAGAGCTCAATGCTATAATGAAGGTAGAGCTCATTTCTATGGGTGCCGAACTGTATTTCCTGGTGGACGTTTGAAGTCGCACTTCATATAGTCCTTAATCTCTTCCACCACTTCATCATAGGAATCGTCCCAATAGTTTCGAGCTTCTTCTATAAACTCATGCTCACCCAGTTTATCGAAGTAATTAAACAAGTCGTTTGATACATACTCCTCTAGGTCTTTGGTGGACATATTGTCCACCATTCTCTCTGTTAAGAACTCTTTGAGTTCTAGTAGTAGTTCTCTATCCATTTATAGATACCCTGCTACTTCACAACCTGGTTCATCATAGAACCATGATACCGACAAGTCGTCGAACTGGTCACGGATTGCGTAGCAAATCTCCTCTGGTGGCGACCATGCGGTATTAAATGTAACTCGGAATCCATGTGGCATGTCGTCGTCTTCAATTTCTAGGTCGTAGCAATCCCACTTCGTACCCCAGTTGTGACAACGCCAGTTATACCATCTGTCGTCGTTTACATCAGTGCTAGGGAAATATAAACCCCTGCCAAATCCTTTGTCCTTATACACTGGTAGTTCCCCTACCTCACCTCTAGGATTAGAGAATGAATACTCTTTAACATCAGACTCAGCAAGTGGCACTTCTGCCCAGTTTG